TCTTCTCGGTGGAGATCGTGGTAGGAATAATCAAACCAGTCCGCGCACGACTTGCCCGCCAGCGTGAGTGGAAATACGCGACCCGAAAGGTCCCAGCTTGAAAGAACAAAACCCCCGTTGCTGACCTCCGTTATCCTTCCTTCCTTGGTTTTGGTGATTTGTTGAACTTCGTGTTCGAAAAGCACCCAGTCGCCTTCGGAAAATTTCGGCATTTGTCTCTCCTTCGTTTCCAATTATACCACAGTTTTTGGTTTGTCAAGCGTCCTTCCGGTAAATAATATCACAAAAACCGGACGCGGCTAACGGCAGTTCGCCTTTGTACCTTTCGTGCGGAGTTGCAAGACACTGGCAGAGTTCGTCAACCCCCAAACTCGACCCTTCGTCCACCAAGCATATTGCTTCGTCGTACGTTGAGCCACATACTTCAAACCCCATTTGGTCGGCACGCTTGAGCCCGTCCACTAGGATGTCTCGGGCTTCCCCCTGATCCGCGTTTTCAACCAAATGCCTGCCAAACGTGTCGGTTTCAACCCACTGTTTGGTTTTGGGGTCTTTGGCTTTGTAGAAGATCACGTCTTGGTCGTATTCTCGGGTTACGGTCCTGCCGTCTTTGATTCCGGTCCACGTTTTGTGTTGAGTTTCGACGCGGGGGCTCCAATAGAAAAGTGGGCGTTTCGAGGGAAGCACTAACTCTAAAACCTTGTCAGAATGGCACTTAAATGATAGCCTTGGTTCCTGAATTTTGCGTCCGAGTCTCTCGAACAAATCAAATTCCCATTTAAGTTCTGGAACCCCCACACCTGTCAGGTGACCCTGGTGCCGGATAGCGAACGCGGCAGCGCGTTCCATGTCTTTCCACAGCCATGTTACCTCGACCCAGGCTTTGCGGAGCACAGCGATAGCCTTGGTAGCTTCTTCTTGAGTGAGTTCTATGCCCATGTTTTTGGCGTACCCACGGAGACCGGTTAGGTATCGCAGCCCGTTGGAATCGGTTCGTTCTTCACCGGGTCCGAGAGCGTAGCCGCCGCCTAAGACAGGAGCTTTGCACACCGTACGTTTGCTCTTGTCCCCAGCTTCGTACTCTGCTAGCAGTTCTTCGTAGGACTGCTTGTACATCTCGACAGCAAAGGCCAAATAGGGGTCTAATCCCTTTTGAAAAACATCTAGGATGGCTGGGCATCGGGCCAAAAATCCTAATACACGATTTTCGATTGCGTTGAGGTCTGCGACTACGAATTTCTTACCTTCCGGGGCCCGAAAAGCAGAGCGTTGAACCCCGGCAGCTACGTCCAAAGGATTACCAAACTGTTTTACGATCTCATCGTAGTCCATTTTTCGGACAAGATTGACGGCTAGATCGAGCCGCTTCTCGACTTCTTTGGTGGGCTTGAGCAAGTTGCCCACGTTGACCCCGTGAGCAGCCCATCGGCCCGTGTGTGCGCCGTAGTAGGTGTATTGGTAGCGCAGCCGGGCATCCACAGCGGTCATGTCAGCCAACGCCGTGTACTTTGAGATGCTGGACTTGGCTGTTTGCAGACGCAGTTCCAGAACCTCTCGGCATTCTGAAGTCAGTTCACACTCTCCGGCCAGAGCCCGGGCGATAAAATCTTTGCCCAACGAGTCGAATAAATACCCTTGAGGTTGAACCCAATTTAGTACCTGATTCCGGCTCTCAACATTATCGAGCCCAGTTAATTCCTTCATTCGGGCAAGCAACGGTTGCCGAGTTCGTAGCGCAATTTCCCTAGCGTTTTGGACCAGCAGCAAGTCCACAGGCCACCCGGTCTCGTTTATTTTTGCGTCGAGCCCCCACGTTTCCCACTCAGAATCGGGCAGCGGAAATTTCCGCATCTTGTGGGCAGCGGCCCGCTCTGCGATTACGTCCTGTACGCAGTAACGGCAGAATAATTCCCAATCTTTCGGATGTGTTCTCCAATCGCAGAAGGTAGGCTCGGCAGTTCCAAATAATGTTTCGTATCCGCCTTCATCTTCGGGTTCTGAAAATAGTTTAATTAGTCTATCGCCGTCGGGGTTCTTTGCATTCTTTCCAGACAACCCCAACAGCCGTCCAGCTTCCCCTAGATCGCCGGGAAACGACAGCGCCCGAGCCATGCACATCGGGTCGCGGAATTCCTGAATTGGTTTGGAAATACCGAGAACAGACGCAGAGATCACCCTCTCGAACGTCGCGTTCCAACTCCAACACTGGACAAAAGGATCGAGCAGTGCGTCTTCTAATTCAGTGGGAATTTTCGGGTCGAGATGTGGTTGCCAGAGCTTGGGGGATTTGTCGTTGATGGCGTAAGCCGCGAGAAGGACCTGTGTCGATTTGTCGTGGACGTAGTTGTCCAGCCCGTAGGTGTCTAAATCTACGCAGGACCGACTCTCGAAATCGAGCCACAGCTTGTCCATTATTCGGACTTTTTCCCCAACACAGCCCACAACACAAAAATAGTGATCCCGCCGACAGGGACGAAATACGCCCCACTATCGCCCACAACACACGCAAAGAATCCCGCAACGACACCTAGCGGCACAAACAGAAACCAGAACTTCCTGAGTTCAGATGCCTCGGTTTTCTTGCGGTCGGGTTCGGGGTCTTCGACTTGATATGCTAGGTAATTTGGAATTTGGTTCATAGGTTCTCCGCGAGTTGGTACCCGCCTTTTCCGTTTGATTTGAGAGAATGCCAAAGCTTTCGGACGCTTCTTCCATCAACGCGAAGCGGGGTGTCCGAAGGGGTTTTGCCGAGCACGTAACGTCGGTCCCGCTCTCCAGTGTCATACAGGAGCAAGCTCGGGTCATTTCTTAACCAACGAAGCAATGTGTCGATGTCTTGTATTTCAGGTTTGCTCATAACTCCTCCCCAGCAGACAGCAACGCGGCTTCAGCGATTTCCCGTGCGTAGCTTGAAGCAAATCCCCGAATATTTCGGAGAGCTTGGACCAGCTTCTCGTAGTCCGAATAATGGACAAGAGGTCCGTCGGGAGTTTCTTCCAAATGGCCGAACGGTCGTAATCGCACTGTATATCGTTGTACACTCACTGCACACCTCCTGCAAAAATCGCGCTCAACCCGAGCATCGAGATTGTAAATACCCATTGGAGTTTGGTCATGGTTCCCTCACGGCTGGAAAAGTTTTGCGTACTTTGCGTAATCGCTTGCGTCCAACTCAAATCTCTCTGTTACGGTGCCCGGTCGTTTGTCGTGGAACAGATACCAACTAATCATACCTCTGCGTCCGTGCTCCATTCGGGAAAGCTGGTTACAGAACTCGTTGACGAATGTGGTTGCGTAGTCCATCAAAGTTTAATCACGTAGCCGCTCTGCACGAGAGCAAGAAACGCGCCCCAAATAGTTAGGCCCCATAGCAGGACCTTGACAAACGTGTTCGGCCAGTCTTTGCTGTTCCAAACGATGGCGGCTAGAAAGAACAGCACGGTTGTTGAGTACAGATACCAGTTCATAGTTCCTCCTTGGTTGCGTAGTCCATTACGGTCTAACTCCGGGGTCAGTTGGAAGCACCTTGTAATAGGATTCCTCTCCCCAACTGTCTAGAGGAGATACCCACAATGTCAAGGGCTCCGGCATAGCTAGGGATAATTCAACAGCGTTTCCCGTCTCGCAGACGTTCCATAACTGCGTCTGGTTCAGAAGGCGCTTGACCTCGGCCATTGAAGTTGCAGCCATTACGAAACGGGCCTGTTGATGAACTCCTGGGTTACGTTTGTCGTACCACCACCCTCCCCAACCGTAGACCTTAATTTTTCTCGCCATTCCCTCCTCCTCCTTTCCATTATTCGGACAACACCGCGTGAAGTTCAGCCCAAGCCTGAGTCACGTATTGTTCGAGTAAGTTTGTGGTGGACGACGTGCTTCTCTTTGGCCACCGCGCTCCGTTTCGCATACCGTCCAAGGACCTCTGGATGAAGTGGGCGATGATTTCTCTTTCGGGTAAGTCTTCGCGGTAGGTTCCCTTCTTTGCGAGAACCTGTTTCCACACAAAGATTCGCCCCGCTGATTGAAACGAGGTTTCGGCGGACCAATAGATCGCGGAGTAGGCATTGTCAGCTAGCTCGTCGCGCCAAGAAGAGATGCTCTCCTCTTCTCGGTCTACGATCAGTTGAGCTTCCTTTTCCAATTCATCAAGTGTAATCATATTTTCTCCTCACGACTCCATTATACCACGAATTCGTTCTTGCTGACCGCTTGTCCATTTTGCGTAGTGGCGCTCGACGGTTTGGTGCGTATCTCCTATTAGCTGGGCCACATCGAACAGTGTCAAACCCCGCGCCAGCCAATGACAAACCGCGTAGTGTCGGAAGCGATGCGGGTGGCAGTTCTCCACCCCAGCTTTTTCTCCCCATCCCCGGACCATTTTGTACAGCTTGCCGGTTCGTGTGCCCGGGAACAGCAGCGGTTCCCCCTCGATCTCTAAACCGGACAGCGCGTTCCGCAGCGGAACGGGTATCGGAATCTCTACCAGCTTCCCCCTCTTGGCCGTCCGCCAGGTTAGGGTGTAGGTCTTGAAATCAAACGCCGACCACCTGAGATCAACCACATCACCGCAACGCAGCCCGGTGGACTTGAATACTGCGAACACCGCTTTTTCCGTCGGCGATTTTTCTACCAATTCAAGCAGTCCCATTTCTTCATCGGTAAACGGCTGGACAGGCTCCGTCACAACAGGCAGCTTCGGTTTGTGACTGAGCGGAGATTTGGTGATCCACCCCTCTTCGATTGCAAAATTAAACAACGCCGACAGCACCACTATGTCTGTAGCGATTCCTCGTCCGCTTCCGCCCTTGTCTGAGATCGTTTCCCTGCGCCAGAGCAGATAATTTTCGACTGTCCCCGGGGTCAGGTCCGCAATTGTTTTGAATCCCACCCGAATTGTCCAATCGAAAAACGTTTTGGTGTTCCGGTCGTAGTTCTTCCGGGTCGATGAGCTAATCTGAACCAGCTTTCTGCGCCGGTCGATAAACTCGTAAAATTTCTGCTCTAATTCTGTCAGCTTCAACGGTTCGTTCGGCAGCACCCCTTCAGTCAGTCGCTTGAAACTGGACACGGGCAACGCTGCCTTGAGTTCGGTCCACGTCGCGCTGCGCGGTCCGTCTGCCAACGCAAACTCCACGCGGTTAGCCAAACGCGCTGCGGCTTTGGCGTCAGAGGTTCCGAGCGAACAACGATGCCGGACCCCGGCGATTACCGAGTCGAAATGGTAGGTGGAGCCGCGTTTGGTTACACCCATTTACTTCTTGACCTTCTTGGTTTTGGGACGAGCAGCCATAATCATTTTGGTGAGCAGCTTGTTATTTGCAGACTCAGCGGCAGATCGAGCGGCAGATCGAGCGGCAGACCAAGCGGCAGATCGAGCGGCAGACCAAGCGGCAGACCGAGCGGCAGCGGCAGACCAAGCGGCAGACTCAGCGGCAGACCAAGCGGCAGACCAAGCGGCAGACCAAGCGGCAGATCGAGCGGCAGATCGAGCGGCAGACCAAGCGGCAGACTCAGCGGCAGACCAAGCGGCAGACTCAGCGGCAGACCGCAAAGATTCGTCCCCCGTTTCTAAAAACTTGCGAGTCACTTCTGGAAACACACCAAATTTCTTTTCATCCCATGCTTGCAGAACGGCATCGAGAGCAACTTTGCGTGCAAATTCTTTCAGAACCTCGGTTGCATCGAACCCCCACTCAGCCTTACGCTTTGTGGCTACGGATTTGTCGTTTCCGTGTACCACAGTTCCTGATAACTCGACACGCCAAATATAGGGCCCTGATGCGTAGTTGCAGGCATCCAAGAGATTTTTGCAAGCGTGCAGTCCTTTTTTGCACAGCACAACTGGACCCTCCACGGTCAGAGTTTTTCCAGCCACAACCTCGCGGTTATCCTGGTACCGCAAGAGCTTATTTGTTTCGGTGAAATGCCAGCCTTTCGTAATCCCTCAATTCCGTCCATTATTCGGACAGTGTTCCCTTCGATTTTTCTCTTAGGGTGGTTAGGTACCGGCCCACGATACGGTGGGCACAATCCTCCCCGCAGACGTGTTTCGATCCTGGTTTCTCAGCAGCTTTAGACCACTCTAGAAAATACGGAGCGCCTTTCGCGTGGCGGAGTTCGAGCCAATGATTTGCCAAACCTCGTTCGGCGCTGCATTCTTCGCACTTGACGGATAGTTCGATCACTCGGCCCTCTCGTCAAAAAAGATAATCCGTCCACCGAACAGTTCTCGATAATTTTTGGCGTGGGCAAAGTTCATTCGCTGAGACCGCTGTCCATCCGGGTATAGAACCCGAAACCTTCCTCGCAGCGATTGTCCCGCGAAACCTTCGGAAGTCTGAAAGAAGTCAAGCACGCGATAATACAAAAATCTCATCGTTTTCTCCACTTCTCCATCTTAACACAAATCGCGGCCCTCTGTCTGACATTCTCTTTCGAGTACGGCCTAGTGGCTAGGTACAAACGTAACCAGGTTTCCCGCAAGTGTTTCATTGCGTCACGGTACTCCATGCCGTTGGACAGTTCGATAAATTCTTGAGCGAGGTTGTCCATTATTCGGACACCGTTTGGCGCACATCCTCGTCCCGCAGAGCCCGTGTTTCTTGGATGAGATATATCGGACAGAAGAGGTAGGGGAGAGAGCACGCAGCCGAATACGCTGCGCCGATGTCCTCGTCCGTTACCCGCGCTTTGTCCGTGTGACTGTAGGACCGAGCCAAGGATCGGGCAAGGGCGTACATGTCCCTAGATTCTACGGTAATTGAAATCACTTCCCACCTCGTTTCGCTTTCCTCGCCGCCAGCTTCTCGGCGCGTTTCTGTGCTACGGCTCTCGCTACGGCTCTCGCTACGGCAGAATTGTAAACAGACGCGGGTGTGATCTCGTACGATCCGCGCAGTCCTTTGAGCCGGACACGGATGCCGTAAGGCGAGAGGTCGAAAATTATCTCGCGCAGTTTGCCTCGCTCCCGAACAGTGTCCGAAAATTCCAGCACACACCGGGTTTTACGTTTTGCTAGGACGCTCATTCGGCCTCCGTTGCAAGTAGGTAGGTTCGTAAATCAGTGATGAGTTGATTAGCGGTGAGGGCTGCTGGCTTGAGACGACTCTCGTAGTGCCGAGCCTCCATGAGTTGCGTTTGCAGGAGGTTCGCCAGTTGCACAAGTATGTTCGCCTTGGCCCTCAGAGTTTCGATGGATTGCGTTGTCTGCACCGTTTCCTCCACTACATCAAGTATACCACGCTTGTCAAGTGCGGTCCATTATTCGGACAACTAAAACAACATCCGGTACAGATGAATCCCCAACCAGATCACCAGCCCCCATAATCCAAGGCTGATAGGGACTGCCCACAGCAGACCTTTCATGTTTCCTCCAAACCATTTAGCGTTACCCACCAGCGCCGCGAGGAGGCATGGTTTATGCTGGCACCCGGCAAGCCGGGGTTAGTAGTCTCGTGGCACCCGGCAGAGGTCTTCGCGCAGATGCCCGACTCCGAGGTGCTTGTACGCTGCGTACTTGCGGGCAATAGCGTCGTCTTCTCGTTTCATGCGGGCTGCTTCGATCTCAGCCCAGGTTGGTTGTGGTTGTGAGACGAACATCAGTTTTTCTCCTCGAATTCGGCCAGATGCTCCTGCGCCGATTTCAGTTCGCGTTGTAGGTGGTTTCTTTCCTGACTGGTAATGGGCTGACTGAGCCAGATGGTGATTCGCTCAATTTCGCCCCGGTAGAAGTCTGCGTTGTAAACTGTGCTGCGCATGTTAGCTCCCTTGGTTGCCGTTGTCGGCGGGGTCGTAGGCCATGTCCTCGTAACGTTGGTCGGCCCAATATGCTGATAGTTCGTCTTCATCTTGCAACAGCGGAGGGGTATCTGCGGGGTCTAGACTGTGTTTCGATCCGACCCGCTGAATAGCCTTCCCCAAGCCCTCGCTGTCGCCGCCCAGGAGTCCAATTCTCATCCCAACCTCCGTCCATTATTCGGACTTTTTGGTTACTGCTACCTTGGGTACCCATCTCCCGTCATACCCAAGGTTTCGCCCCTACCAAAAGGCTCATCAGGCAGCTTTACAGTTCGTGTTCTTCGGCTTCGATTTTGGTGAGAAAGAAGTGGATGCCGTGTGAGCAAACGTTCCACCTGTCCTCGTCCCACCCATCCGGGGTCACTGTTTCGCCTTTACGGTACTCGGCCCGTTTGTACCCACCGCCTGAGTAGGCTATGTCTGCCCCGATTACGTCCAATACAACCACTTTGGAAGCGCGGCACTTGCGTTCCGATCCGTGGCTCCTCTTGGCGTCTTCGGGAATGAGCAGTTTGACGATCACATTGCCTGCGCATTTCTTCCAGCCCTCAAAACTGCCTGTTTCAGGGATGAATTGAACACGGGCCAGAGCAGACTCAGCGTTTAACGCGCCCTGCAAATACGCGCCCCGCAAATCCACGCCCTGCAAATCCACGCCCTGCAAATCCGCGCCCTGCAAATACGCGCCCTGCAAATACGCGCCCTGCAAATACGCGCCCCGCAAATCCACGTCCTGCAAATCCACGCCCTGCAAATCCACGCCCCGCAAATACGCGCCCTGCAAATCCACGCCCTGCAAATCCACGCTCCGCAAATCCACGCCCCGCAAATCCGCGCCCTGCAAATACGCGCTCCGCAAATCCGCGCCCTGCAAATACGCGCCCTGCAAATACGCGCCCTGCAAATACGCGCCCTGCAAATACGCGCTCCGCAAATACGCGCTCCGCAAATCCGCGCCCTGCAAATACGCGCCCTGCAAATCCGCGCCCTGCAAATCCGCGCTCCGCAAATCCACGCTCCGCAAATCCGCGCCCTGCAAATCCGCGCCCTGCAAATCCGCGCCCTGCAAATACGCGCTCCGCAAATCCGCGCCCTGCAAATCCGCGCCCTGCAAATACGCGCTCCGCAAATCCGCGCCCTGCAAACTCTTTGATTGTTTAACTGCGTCAACCACGGCGTCTTTGATTGAAAGAGCCGCAGACGTGAAGAGTACTGCATTGTGCACGTTCTTAATATCCATTGTTCCTCCAAACCTTTTTGCCGTGAGGCGATTACTCATTAAGAGTACCACGAGTTTCGGTTAGTGTCAAGCCTGTGGATTGCATTTTTCGCAGGGGCACCGGAGCGAGAAGCACTGACTGTGCCTACCGTTCCGGCAATTCGCGCAAGGCTCCGCGTTCTTTACCGTGTACGGGTTGACCTTCGGTTTCGGTTTGCGCCGGACAGCTTGAGCTAACGATCCCGGCTCAATTCTCAGAGCTTCGGATTCAGGCATCCAGCGCGGGGGGTGTAGGTTGGGGAGGTTCACAGGGACGCCGCCTCTGCAACAAGCCGGTCACAGTAGGCAAGAAATTCGGCATCGTCGCCCCCTTTGGGATAAGGCAACTCAGATTCAAAAACATCACCCTCCCACCCGTCAGCCGTCCTAACCTTGAACATGCGCTCTAGGTCCGGGTCGTCGTGGTAGTCGGCCTCGGCGCGGGTTAATGCTCTGACCACCACAACCTCTTGCCCCGCGTGTGCCGTGTAATCGGGAAGCGTAACAAACTCCCTCGGATATTCAAAAGTCGTTTTCACAATCCCTCTTTTCCTAACCCTATTCGCCAGTCCATTTTTCGGACTGCCCACCTGTCGCTGCGCGGAAGCTGGGTTATTGACAGGCACCCGCGTGAGCGGGGTTAAAAGGAGCCTGGCTCGTCCTTGGAGTCCTCGGTAAACTTGACGAAGGCCGAAACAAGATTCTCGGCGGGGTCAAGACCGTTGACGCGAATTCGATGAGACCGCAGGACGGCGACTGCCGCGTTGTACGCCTCGTTGACCGCTTCACGAAAATCATCGTCCGCGCTTTCATAAATGTCGCGGTACCGGGTCAAATTTTGATCCAAACTCATGCTCCCTCATTTCTTGCCCATACCGGGCCGGGTTAGTTGTGCCGTGTGGTGGGGTTACTTGACTGCGCCTCCGCTGGGTCCGTTCGTTCCGGCAATGTATCCCAGCCAGCGTTCGCGGTTGAAGCGCGGGTTTTGCTGACTGCAAAAATCGGCCAGCGTTTCCAGCGTGTCTCCCTGAATGGGAATGTTTGCTTTTCCCTTCGTTCCGTCTTTATCGGTTCCCCAAAATGCGGTTCGATTGAATTCGCGGATTGTGTCCGCCAGCGCGATAAAATCCTTCTTTGACATTGACATACGTTCCTCCAAGGCAATTTGTAGAGTCCAACAACCCCGCCGCGTGAAGGCTTGCCAATAGGGTCAACCGGATTACGCGCCGGTTCGCGTGTCCATTATTCGGACTCGGTTTCCTCGCTCTCCTTCCCCGTGCAAAGTCTGCCACCACATCCACTCTCGTCGTGGTCGTTCTCTTTCTCCTCGGCCTCGTCGCCGTAGTACGTTTCGTCGCAGTCCGGGCAAGTCCACTGGTAGGCTTCGATGATCTCTTTCCCGCAATCCTCGCAGGTCAGACCATCCGCTCCAGCGTACTCTTGGGCCTCGTACGCGCTCATGGCTTCGCCCATTTTCGTTTCCGGGTTTGCCTCACCGCATTTTCGGCACAGCATACACCCATCGTGACAATAGGCGACTATGATTAACTGCTCTGCACTCAGCATCTTATCCCCTCTCTAGTCCATTAGTTTTAATCCATCTGCGCCGCGTGGAGGCTGGACTATGCAGACAACCGGGATTCCGCCCGGTACGGGTTAGTAACTGCGCCAGTCTTTCACGTTTGTTTTGTAGATGCGCTCGAATTCCTCCGCGTCCTCGTCGCTCTGGTTAGGCATCGGGAGGCTCCTCAGTTCTGAAGTTCTGTGAGCGCGGTTTGTGCTTCGTCTAATCCCTCTGCCTTGCCTGAGATAAACGCGGCGCGGATGATCTTCTTGAGCGCGGTCTTGCTGAGATTTGCTGTCCAGAATTTCTCGGCGTGATCCTGCGCGAACTTTTCTGCTTTGGTCATTTGGGTGCTTCTCCTTTGGGTTGAGTGCGAGCGGTTCGTGAAATCTTTAGTTCAAATTCGATGATGGGGTAATCTTCGTCATAAGGCATTGCCGGGGGTTCGTTTGGTATGCAAGCGATTGCTTCCTGCTTCGCAGTCTCGAACCCGTAGAACCCCCAGCATGAGTCGATGTGATCCCCGTCGCCGTCTTCGATGGTGTAGCCCCACACGTCGCCACTAAGGTACTGATTCCATGTTTCGACCATACCCTCTGCGTATTTGAACGGGTCGGGTATCTCGGATTCATCCTTCGTGACTAACAGGAACCCAATCTGCCCCGAATCAAACCCCATGTAGTATTCCTTGAGGTCCGAAACAATGGACAGGTGAACGCCGGAATGAATCAGCGCGTTCAGCTTGTAGACGTGGTGCGTCTTTTCCCATTCTTCCAGATTCTCGCCCACCGTGTCCGCCGTTTCGCCGTCAGGTCCATCGACTTGAAAATACCGATTGCGGGTTGTGACGATAAAGGCGTGCTTATCCTGATTCTCGCGGGGTGATTCAGCGTCTTCATCCTGCTCGATCTTCACGAGATAGCCGTTTTTCTCAAACTGTTCCATCTTCGCTCCTCTCACTTCAAGATTACTTTACACCGTTTGGAAAATCTTGTCAAGTGTTGGTTGTGGAAAACTACCGCAAAATGTTTAGTGTGAGATTCCCTAACCACTGAGTTAACCGGACACGATCCGGCAACTCCTCCACGTTCCAATCCTCGACAAAGCCAGGATGACCGGGAATAATCACCACCAGACGTTTTGATCCGTTCATCATGGTGCGGAGTCGCGCACGTTCCAAGATCAGACGGGCACCCCATCCTCGGTAGGTTTTCTGCGTTCTCTCGATCATATTCTCTCCGTCGTCTGCATCTATACGGGCTGCGAACCGTCACGCCGTGAGGCGAGGCTGCATTACGGCCATTAGGCCGGTTAATCTTCGACTAGCTCCAGCGGTTCGATGAAATACCTCCGCTCAACCCCGTCATTCAGTTTATCTGCCTCCGCTTTGATGCGATTGATAGCCGCTTGAGCCTCGCCAGTGGAGTCATACGGCCCGAATGTTTCCTCGCCGTAAAGATCAGACTGCGTAATTACCTGATATTCCATTTTCGATGCGCCTCCTCTGCGCCGTGCGGTGACTGTCCATTATTCGGACAGCGGATTACCAGCGTGAAGATAGAGTGATGGAGTCCGGTTGCCACCAGATTTTATTGCCCCCGGTAGACACGCGAACGTCTGTCAACTCTGCCCCCTCCGTTTCCGTTTCAACACGTACCGGAATATTGCGCTGATCCTCCGGTAACTCCCCTAGCTTGTCTATCAACTCTTGTACCGTCATGGTCCTAAACCTCCAATCTGGTTAGATGAATTCCGCTACCACCGGAATGTCGAGCAGCAGGACCGATTCTTGCTGGTTCGCTGCCTTAATTTGCTTGGCGATTGACTCAGCTACGCTCTTAGGTATGCCTAACAGGTCAATCGCTAGACTCGCTTCGCGCTGGCCCTTCCAGCATCCTATCGACGGTGTTACGGTGTACCCGTCAACCTCTGCGTCAAGAATCCTGAAAATGGACTCCCGGTTTTTATCCTCTGTGTAGATGCGGTACATGGTTCCTCCTCAATGCTCCAGACTTGTGACTGGACGCTGGTGCATTACCGGCCCAGGTTCGGGCCGTCACTCTGCGTTACTGCTCTGACCGTTTCCAGTCCGCATACTCCGAAGGGTACGCGAAGATTCTGAATCCGTTATGGACGCGAACCGCGACTGCGGCCCAGGGGTATTTCTCTTTCACATCGTTCAGGTTACGACCGTGTACCAGCATTGTATCCTCAATTCTGCGCCGCGCGGCGCGGTTCTGTCCGAATAATGGACGGGTTATGCGCTCCGTTGTTCGCGCCGTGAGTAGACGTTGGCGGGCTCCGGTTTGGCTTCTGGTAGCAGTGGCAGGAGGCTAGATTCAGGCCACCCAAGAGACTTGGCCCGCTCGTTGTAAGCTTGCCGTTCCTCGTTTGATAACTGCCGATTCATGGCGACAATCGTTCCTAATCCGTGCATAAAACCCCCTATCGTTTGGTTAGTAGTTCGTTGATAACACGTTCGCGGGCAAGTGCTAGTATCTGCCGCGCTCTGTCATACTCAAAATTCCGGCCCCGTCCGTATTGCTCCAGATACTTGCGGGCATGGTCAAGGATTGCAATCCCCGATACGTCTAGGGGTTTGGTTCGTCCGAAAATCCAGCGTAGAAAATTCACCGCTCCTCCGTCCGCTTGCCATGAGGTAGATAACTCACTGCGGGCCGTTCCTGTATGCGGCCTAACGGTGGCCGCCCGGTTATGGGTTGCAAACGTCACATTCGGCATCGGAGCAGTCATACAATCCCATCCGAATTTGATGCGCCGCATCCTGATAGGCATTTGACTTCCAAGATTGGCCGCCGCTATTATTCCAAGGAACGCATACGCAGTGGCACCCGTTAGAAGCAAACACTTTACCACGAGGGGCATCGATGTTTAGATCAAATTCCTCGCTAGTGGTATCTAAGGTTGCTCCGAACTCTGCGAGTACCCTCAAAAACTGTGCTCGGTTCATGTTCTAGCTCCCCTCTGACTCTTCCAATATCCCATGACTCCGATAGCTTGTCAAGTGTTTTCGCAAATTTATTTTCAATCGTCGTAAGTTGTTGATAACACGTCACCGCAGTGTCCGAATAATGGACTCGCTAAGATATTTTCCACACTCGAACCCCCAAACGTCCCAAAACAGGTGTAATGAACATATAGAGGAGTTATCCTCACGAATCGGGCCAGTATCGCGCAGCTATCCTCTAGCTAGTCAATGCAACAAAGCGCAACGCACCATCATAACGATGGAAACAAGCTGGCCCTAATCCTTACCATTCGCCCAACCCCATGCCCATTAGTATCTCGCAAAGATTGGAGCGGTATCTAATAAGGGTGATAGATGACCCACAATCGACTCGCAAAGAGAAGGCAGACGCAGCACGGCAACTCACTCAGCTTAAGCTAGTTAAACCCATGCCTAAACCCAAACAGGTAGCAGCTAACGTGTTGGGGACCATGCCTGAGAGCGAGTGAGGAGATTACATGGCCGTGTCCATTCCGCAACACTCTGACCATTATTAGACACAACCGCAACCATGTTTTGACCAAGTGACCACGACCGTTATCGTGCAACCATTAGAATCAATTACATACAATGAGTGTGTGCCGGGGTTGTGACATTGAGTAGTTGAGTTGAGTTAGTTGCTTGATCCGACTGAACGTCTGACAGTGTGTTAAGTCGTTGAAAGCACAGCACAAATAGGGGTCCCTAGCTCTTTTCCGAGACGACCCCCGGCTTACCCCCTTGGGAGTCCCGTGAGGCGGCTACGTGACCTAGTAATCCCCTGCTCCTTTTTAAGGGGACCCTAAAAAGGTACTGATTGTACTAAATAGTAACATTGTTACTAAGTAGTACATAATTTTTCAGTTACTAGATTGACGGAAACAAGGGACTTACCCCCTGAAAGTCTCCCGATCTTCGGGTAAATACTTTTGGGGTGTTTTTGAAGCATCTATTCAAATGTTTACTAAGTAATTAACCCCACAGGATAAAATGGCCCTTTTCGAAGTCTCGTACAATTGGATGCTCGACAACGAGGACCGGGCCCGTCAGTATAAGACAGTTTCCGATGCCCCTCCCGGAGCGTTTGCGATCTCCGGCATCAACTCGTACGCCTACCCATCTCAGTTTGCGGCGATCAACTCCCTCCCGCAAACTTCTCGCGGCCCGGCTATCCAGAGTTTCTATCAGACACAGTTCTGGAATCAATGGTTCGGTCAGCTATTGTCCGATGATGTGGCCAAAAGAGTTTTTGATGAGGCAGTAAACGCCGGACCCGGCACGGCTGTAAAGGTTCTCCAACGGGCGGTTAATCAGATCGTGACTACCCCGATTGCGGTTGACGGTGGTTGGGGCCCGAATACGCTAGCTGCTGCGAACGGTTGCGTTGCGGTCGCTTTGGTTAGTCAAGTGCAACAAGCACGGCTGGCCCATTATCAGGACATCGTGGTTAAGAACCCGGCAGATGCACAGTACCTCGGAACCGAATCAAACCCTGGACCGTGGTGGATCAGAGCTACCCAGTAGTCCAATAATGGACTGCTTGTATTGTCCCAACTGTTCTAATCGGTTGGTCGAGTTCAGATGCAAGCTGGTTTGTTTGGGGTGCTGGTACTACATGAGTTGCTCAGACTTCGTCTAAGCACTTATTGTTCGGACTATGTTTAGGAGACCTTTTGAGCGCAGTGCCCATGCCCAAGTCGATCAAGGTAGGGCCACACACTTATACGGTCCTCAGAAAACAGGCATCGGCGTTTGACGAGGCGATTGGGTTTTGCGATAACAATAGCCTTCAAATATGGATAAAGAAACGACTTAGGAAATCCAAGGCTCAGGAGATTTTGTTGCACGAGGTTCTGCACACAGTCACTCTTCAGTGTTTGGATGGTGTGAAAGAACTAGGAGATGAGTCTTTTGTAACGGCGACTGCTCCGGTCCTTCTCCAAGTCATCCAAGACAACCCCGATCTGCTTGAGTATTTGACACAATGACTTACACCTACGTCCTTCTCGATGTCTCATCCGAGACCTACTACGAGATTTATGACAAACTCCGAGAAGCCGGATACGATCATTGCTTCCACCGGGACGACGGCAAGACGGTAATCGATATGCACGGAATCGCTCTTAACAAGAGGACACCAGATGAGATTTAGCGAGAAGTTGTTTGTAAAAAGCGAAAAGAAGGTTATCCGAAAAACAGACGAGGTGTCTGCTGCCCTCAAATGTAAGGAGCCTTCGGACATCGTTTTGATTAAGCTGTTGGTAAGCAACGACCAAGCTGATGTTTACTCGGCGGACAAAGCGATCAGACGACTGGCGTACGGAGAGTTACTCCGGCGCGGTTACTTCGTGGAGGCGGCATGACGAAGCGTTTTGATTGGAGCGACCGGAGACCAGAAATTCCTCGTATGTTGGAAATTTTGGATAAGCACAAGGACTGGAAAAGTCTTACTCTCTTTCAGTACAAAGGAGGCAACGCAGACCTCCGCAAGCCCGTCACGAAAATCCGGGTATCTCGTCGGTCCAAGTACAAGAGAACAGAATACATTGTCACCATCGGCGTTCCAAACTACGCGGAACGCGAGTACATAAAAAAGTTCAAAAAAGAACAAGCAGAAGCGTCTGGTGACAAGGGTTGTTGGCCCGACGATTTCTATCAGACCTACCCCAAGAAAAAGAAATAAAAAGTAGTCCAGAAAATGGACAAAAATAAAACATGACCTTCCACATCGGCCAAAAGATCGCCTCTGTCAAGAACGCTGCTAAGGTTGGGGTTGTTCTTGAAATCGGAGCGCACAACGCAAACGACGTGTTGTGGCTGAAGATCAGATTCAAAGGCGGCAAAGGGTATTGGACGTTAGCCGACGGAGTTCGGCCCTACCAAGCTTCAAAGTCCATACCGATTCCGGATCAAGTTATCGTTCTGGTCCGCCCCGGGCACGTCCCCGAGTTGTTCCAACAATCAGGTTCTACAGCTACCCAGACCGAGCTTGAGGAATTTCTTTCGGCGATCCACAGAATGTTTTTGCTGCACGGGAACAAAACCACACTTTCTGTGGTATAATGTTGATATGTCGCTAATCAACAAAGCCGTGCTTGTGCTTAATAGCTCTTTCGAACCGGTGAGTATCACTCGGGCAAAGAACGCTCTGAAGCTTTTGGTCAAAGGCGCGGCAGTCACAGAAGAGGATTACGGAGTCGAAGTATACCCGGGTCTCCCCCTTCCGTGCGTTATCAGACTGCGGAACTACAAAAAAATCCCGATCCGGATTTCGATCCTTACGCGGCCAAACATCTACGCACGAGACAGATACCTGTGTCAATACTGCGGAGCCAAGGAAGGTTCGACACGGATCATCAACGGCAAACCAGCCAAAGTGATTCTTACGTTGGACCACATCCTGCCTGAGAGCAGGGGCGGACCTTGGACCTGGGACAACCTTTGTAGCTGCTGTCGAGAGTGCAACCGGGCGAAGGGTGACCGAACACCGGAAGAGGCGAACATGCCGCTCCTCCATATTCCGGGTAGGCTCACCTTACACACAAGTAGATACCTGCTCAGACTTGTCGGCCTCGAAGAGGATGGTCGTTGGGCGAAATTTTTATATTCTTAGGGCTTGACAAACCCTGAAACTGTGGTACAATAGATTTGTTGGTCCGTCAAAGAAACTCGGAAGTTGTGTTCGAGGCACTTGACACTGTGCCGGGGTTGCCTGCTTGGATATCGAGATAAGCCGCTTGCCGATGCCAACAAAATTTTAGAAATCCGAGCGAAAGCTGGAGGACGTAATGAGAACCAACACAAAGGCAACGGTGGTTTTGCCCCGTACCCACGAAGGGGCGGTTGCGGCAAGACTCAACACATCGCAGAAGCTCCGTCGGTTGGTCATGGCCTCGATGTTGTGGGAAGACCAGTTCTACGTTGACGGGGTCTCGCACGCAGAATATGTAAAGCAAGCTTTGCTCGAAGCGTCTCCAGAGGAAGTATCCTCGATTGCGATTGAAGCCCGGGAGCAGATGAAGCTCCGGCATATTCCGTTGTTCTTGGTTCGGGAATTGGCTCGCCACCCCGACAAGAAGGCACGAACTTTGGTTGCGGATACCCTTACCCGGGTAATTCAAAGACCAGATGAACTCACTGAGTTCCTAAGCATTTATTGGCTCCAAGGCAAGCAACCACTTTCCGCGCAAGTCAAGAAGGGCTTGGCTCGGGCTTTCTCGAAGTTCAACGAGTACGAGTTGGCGAAGTGGCAGAAGTCAGACGCGGCGATCAAGTTGCGAGATGTTTTGTTCCTGACCCACGCTCGTCCAGAAAATGGACAAACGGAACTCTTCAAGAAGATCGTCGATCAGACTTTGGTAACTCCGGATACTTGGGAAGTTGCGTTGTCTACGGGTTCCGACAAGAAGGAAACTTGGGTCCGTTTGCTTTCTGAAAACAAGCTGGGGGCTCTGGCCCTTCTCCGTAATCTGCGGAACATGCAGCAAGTCGGAGTTCCGGATGAGTTAATCAAAGCCGGATTGGCTACGATGAAAGTCGAACGGGTGCTTCCGTTCCGGTTCATCTCGGCGGCGAAGTATGCCCCGAGCCTCGAACCGCAGTTGGAAGACTCGATGTTCAAGTGCCTTGCCGACGCGCCCAAGCTCAAAGGCAAGACGGTTCTCTGCGTGGACAACTCTGGGAGCATGTACTCCTCGATTTCGTCCAAGTCTGAACTCGAACGTGTAGACGGGGCCTGCGCTTTGGCTATGCTGCTTCGTGAAATCTGCGAAGATGTCCAAGTCGTGGTTTTTGGTTCGACCGCCGGACCGATCCGCCCGCGTCGTGGGTTCGCTCTTCGTGACGAGATCAAGCGATCTCCTCACAGCGGTGGAACGGATATTCGCGCTGCGGTATTTGAAGCTGCCAAGATTGGTTATGACCGGATCATCGTTCTAACCGACGAACAATCGGCTACCACAGTCGGAAACCCTCTGGTTGGAACCAAAGGTTATATGCTCAACGTCGCTGCCTACCAAAACGGTATAGGTGGTGGAGGTTGGGTAAGAATTGATGGATGGTCCGAGGCTGTAGTAGACTACATCCTTGAACTTGAAAAGCAAGACTAAGTTTGCTGGAATGGTGTAGAAATTGGGTACTTCACTGCTAATGAAGAGGCATGGGTTCGAATCCCATCCGGTCCTTCGGGGTCGGTAGTTTAGTGGCAGAACGCTAAATCCCCAAGGTCGCTTGTTCCTTCCGGCAAAAGTTTTCTCAGAGTGGCGTAGACAACGGTTACTTCTTGCCAAAAACTCCCCTAACCCGGGAGCTAAGAATTCCTCAGCGAGAGCCGAGGGTCTCCGTAGTCGCTTGTTCCCTCTGGGATATTTTGGGGTAGTGAAGAGCACAGTTACTTCACTTGAAATGAAAAACAACTGTGCTCGCTTGTTCTCCCCAATAAGATTTGCGGACGTAGCTAATCGGCAAAGCGGGAGCCTTAAAACCTCTGACTATGTCAGTTCGAATCTGATCGTCCGCACCAAACGTACCGGTAGCAAAGCGACAAATGCGACGGTCTGCAAAACCGTTAATCGCGGGTTTGACTCCCGCCCGGTACTCCATTTTAGCCCGGATGGTGGAATTGACATACACACGGGTTTGAGAGACCCGGGCCTAACGGCATGAGGGTTTGAGTCCCTCTTCGGGCACCAAGGTCCGAGTCCAATGAGGGCTCCTATTCGAAATTTGTTGTGTGACCGGAGGCCCGGTCTAACACACGAACCCTACGAGGGAGAGCGACCTGATGACTCGGTTTCAATTATGGGCGGCTGACGGGAATTGGATTACCTCGCTGACTTAGAATCAGCGGCTTCTCGGTTCGAGTCCGAGGTCGCCTACCACGCTTAGGAGGGACTATGAAGCTTTGGGAAGTTGCAGCTTGCGTAGAAAACGAAGGTTTTGATTATGCTTTTCGTCACTACAGTGATTTCAAAGAAGTTAAAGATGAAGAGTTCCACAAACTTCGTAAGGCTTATGTAGAGGCCGCAGAAGCGTTGTCGGAGTACATAGGCAACGAAGAATAATGCGGATGTGAAGGGAATTGGCAGACCTATCTGGCTCAAACCCAGATGCTTACCGGATCGTAGCCGGTCATCCGCACCAAGTTTTACGGAGAGTCAACCGTTGAGGCTGACGGCGCGGTTTGCTAAACCGATGGTTCCCTAAAGGAATGGGCATCATGCGCTCGGCTCTCCGCCATTTTGGAGAATAGACCCAACAGGGATTGGGGCCTGTCTGGAAAGCAGTGCGATCCGCAAGGATTGGTTTTCGAGTAACCTGTTCTCCGCCACATTAACCTAGCAAGCCACCCGTTTTGTGAAATCCGGTATTCGTGCTTCACGTAGCCATCATCCTGATCGTAATTGGTCTTCTCCTTTACCTCGTTGTTAAGTATATCCCGATGGAAGCCACCATCCAGAGAATTCTTATTGGGGTTGTTGTCATCGGCACGGTTTTGTGGTTGCTGAATGTGTTCGGGATATTTGATCTCGGCACTGTTCCGGTTCACAGATTTAACTAGGATGGTCCCGGGACCGGTGTCCCATCTTGCTTCGAAAGCAAGCGGAGCGTGAAAGCGCGGGAGATCAACACTTCGGCCATCCGCCATTTTAGGATCACACCGCCGACGCAGAGGCAAACGGTCTTGAAAACCGTGGCTCCCGCAAGGGAAGACTGTTGAACTCAGTTGTGATCCGCCACGCAAGCGACGTGCTAAGGTAGCCGGGCTCTCTGTAAAAGAGCCGCCCCTTGTGGGCAGAGCAGTTTCGATTACTGCCGCTTGCACCAGTTTTGCACAGTAACACAACAAATGTTATTGTGCGCGTGGTATAATATTTTGTGTCGAGAAGGTTGCCCAGCAGGCGATTTGTAGAACACAAAGTGTCACAGTTTGATGCGCGAAAGTGAACAAGGTCACGCGGGGCCCATAACCCCGAGAGCCGGAGCATTACCGGGGAGCGCAACCAATTCGGTCCCGTAGTCTAATGATAGGATGCCACCTTGTCACGGTGAAAGGCGGGAGTTTGAATCTCCTCGGGACCGCCATATTTGGCCTACTCTTCTAATGTTAGGATGAAACCGTCTCAAGGTTTCGATGAGGGTTAAATTCCCTCGTAGGCTACCAAGTTTTGCAGCATCAGGGGTGTTGATTCTCCAGCAAGTCCTTCACACTTGTGGACACCGGTTTGATTCCGGTATGCTGCACCAAGTTTAACAGCCGGAAATTCACTGTAGGGTGCGCCGAATGGCAAGGCACTCGGCTGTTAACCGAACGACGAATAGTCACCTGTGGGTTCGAGTCCCACCCCTACAGCCATTTTAAGTTGTCCCTTCGCCTAGTGGCATGGCACTTCGCTCTGAACGAAGAACGATCTTGGTTCGATTCCAAGAGGGACAGCCACAGCAGGTTGGCCGAGCGGCTTAGGCGGCAGACTTTGAATCTGTTCAAGGTGGGTTCAACTCCTACACCTGCTGCCACGCGAAATTAGTGTAGTTGGGAACATGGAAGTGCGCCACACTTTCGTCACCGGATCGTACCCGGTATTTCGCTCCATTTTGGCCGATTAGTTCAGTGCTAGAATTTCTGATTCGTACCCAGAAGACCTGAGTTGAATTCTCAGATTGGCCTCCATGCCGCCGTCGTTCAGTGATAGGATGCTTCCTTGGTAAGGAAGACACGCAAGTTTGATTCTTGCCGGTGGCTCCAAAAATAATTAAGAGAAAGTTCCCCCTTTCTTCTTAATCTGTGGTATAATGTATTTGTTGGTGGCTGCTTGGAAGGACAAGCCTTCGGGTCGCAACGGGGCCAGCGTCAATACGCAGTGGCATGTGATGCGAACACCACAAGCGCAAACGTTCTCTGGAGTCGGTATTAAGTCCGATCCACCAACAAAATGTCGGTGCCGGGTTTCGAAAGAACTCGGATGATTGATGTACCCTAGTGTTTCAGGGTTGAGGGAAGACACCACCGAAAAAGTTTGCCTCGTAAGCATTGCCGTCGATGCGCCGGTCCTGTAAACCGGTGAACCCAGTTAGACTCTGGGACGGGGCTCCATATTAGTGACACCTACTACCCCTTTGGTGTTCGAAACGTAGGTCGAATTACTTAAGAAGGAAAAGTGGTGTGACCTTTCTAGCTTTCCAGAGCGAAAGCGGTCCAATTTCGTCCAGATAATGGACAACAAGTACGCCAGTGCATGGTACCGGACGCTGGGGGAGACTAGGCTGGCCAGTTATCCGGACTACGAATTTTTGGGTTGCAAGCCAAACGGTGCGGCGGTGCTCTGTGACAGCACTCTCTACGGGGTTCGACTCCCCGGCTTCCCTCCAATATGCCGAGAAACGGAGGTTCGAATCCTTCCGTTCTGAGCAACGGTTCTCCCACAGATCGCTTCCGTGGTGTCATAACCCGCCGAGTCGGAATGTCGTCTAGTGGATAGGACACTCGGCTTAAGCTGCCGAAGATGAGAGACCGAGTCCTCTCGCACTTACACCGTAGGTGCTGGTCTAAGGGTAAGGCGTCGGCAAACCCGCTATCAGGTTCAACTCCTGACTAGACGCGGAAGTAGCGGGAATTTTTAATGGGGCGGGGACTGGGGTCCGGATAATCCTTGCAAGATTGTTGGCATAGGTTTCGATTACCTGACGCTCCACCAACTGTAAACCATCATGGGGCCGGGCTCGTACCGGTGGCTGACAACAGGCTCCACCAAGTTTGTAGCAGAGGTCGTCTGAGTAATTCCTCTGGCGGTTGGCAGTGGCGAAAGCCTGAGTAAATCCACCGCTCTTCGTAACCACTCGAAGCTAATTTTATGTGGGAGTAACCTGACGGACGTTGTCAGACGTTCATCGCGTTGCTTTGGCTGACACCACGAGAGGGAGCGACCCCCGCGATAAGCTGGGGACGCAATGATCTCCAAGCTGCATATCAATTTTTCGGGTAGTGAGTTTGCATGGTTGGAACGAAGGTCCGAAAAACCTTACGGCTCAGTTCAATTCTGAGACTACCCACCATAGTGAAGTTTATCGGGGAGTGGCCAAGAGGCTTAAGGCTCATGTCCGGGAGACATGGAATTCGTGAGTTCAAATCTCACCTTCCCGACCATTTTATCAGGGGGTGGGCCAATGGCTGGCCACTCGCTTCGGATGCGAGTCCCGAAAGGGATATGCAGGTTCGAGTCCTGTCCTCCTGACCATTTTAACTGGGTGTGGGCAAAAGGTGAGCCTCCTGATCTGGAGTCAGGATATCGAGTTGGTTCGATTCCAACCACCCAGACCAAGTTTGTAATGCACCTATAGCATATCGGAACATGCAACGGGCTACGAACCCGTAGAGAGAAATCTCGATAGGTAGGTTCAATTCCTACTAGGTGCCCCACAGGGGATGATCTGGGATCGCGCCAGTCTCCAAAACTAGCTAGAGCGTTTCGATTACGCTATCCCCTGCCATTTACGCCAACGAGGACGAAGCGGATAGTCGCTACCCTCATAAAGTAGTTGTAGCTGATTCGAGTTCAGCCGTTGGCACCAAGTTTTGGTCGATAGCATCGGCGTGCGGCTAGGTCTTATAAACCTGGGAAAGCTCCAGATTAGAGCGACGGGAGTGTTCGACTCACTCATCGACTACCACGGGTTGCAAGCTTAGATGGCGAAGCAATCGACTCTTAATCGATAGAACTGAGTTCGATTCTCAGGCAACCCACCATTTTAACGGGACGCAAGCTTTCAAAGTGAAGCAACCGGCCTTTAACCGGAAGAACAAGGCGCGATACCTTGGCGTCCCACCAATTTGAGCCTATCGTCTAATGCAAAAGGCGCTGGTCCTCTAAACCAAGAATCTCGGTTGGATTCCGAGTAGGCTCTCCATTTTGGTCCCGTAGTTCAAAGGACAGAACGATGTTTTCCTAAAGCATTGATCTCGGCTCGAATCCGGGCGGGACCCCCAAGTTTGCAGGCGTAGTGAAACGAACATAACACATCCCTCCGAAGGATGAGTTGGCAGTTTGATTCTGCCCGCTTGCACCAGATGTAGCAGTAGCGGAAACGCAGGTAGGAACGCCCTTTCTGAGCGGTCAGCCGTCGTCCCGAGGCGACTCCTAATGGACCGGGGAGCCAGTCACACAGACTTGTAAAAGCCCGCTATAATTTCGGGGTACTTGGAATCTGCTACAAAGTTTTTGCCGGGTTAGTTCAACGGTAGAACGCCTCTCTTACAAGGAGGATATGAGGTTTCGACTACTTCATCCGGTACCATGATCGATTAGCTCACCCTGAGAAGAGCGCCACCCTGATAAGGTGGAGGCAAACCGTTCAAGTCGGTTATCGATCACCATCTTTTTGCGGGGATCATATAGCGGCTAATATGGAAGGTTTCCACCCTTTTCACGCCGGTTCGAGTCCGGTTCCCCGCTCCATTCTCTTGCACAAAACCCCCTGAATCGCGGGGTTTCGTCACACAAAATCCCACCACATTCTGTCCGAATAATGGACAGCTATCTTCGTCCATGAAGTTGTTTTCATGCGGCCAAGGTAAGGGCGATACGCTATCGCGCCGGGGCCACTAGGTCCTAAGCACTACCATCCCCAACCTACATCCAAACAAAGGAATCAACTTTTATGAGTCGCCAAGACACCGTGGCCGGTTTCCAAAACTACTCGGTCCCTCTCTCCCTTTATGACACCAGCGAGCGCGTTCTTTACGCTCCTCTCGTTTCCACCCCCGGCTTTCAATCACCCATTTTCCCGCTGTCTACCAGCACTTACCCGGTAGCAGCATACGTGACTCCGTCTCCGGACATCGCCGGATCGGTGTATGACGGTCACCCGTTTGAAATCAAGATTGCGATCAAGTTCACGACTACTGGTTCGACCAACATTCTGTTGAACTTCTATCAGGTGACCAACGCAGTTCTGACTAGCGGCATCACGTCAACCACTTATGCCGGTTTGGTTCAGGCTACTCCTTCGGTCTCTGGTTTGACCAAGCTCGTAACTGGAACTGCTACGGCTGCTAACACCACGTCTGGTACGCTGACTTTCTCGCAACAGTATTCATGGGACTCCACCAGCAAGTTGCTCGCTATCAATACGACGGCTGTGACTTATCAGAAGGGTGTTGCTATTTCGAATACGCAGTCGGCAGCTACCGTTGCCAGCCTCGCGCAAGTCGATTTGAACTTCCTGCCATCGTTTACCCTCAGCACCAACACCAATGTATCGGTTTTGACTGTGACGGAGTTTTCGCTGAACAGAATTTGAAGTAACCAACCTGCTTAGGGGGCCGAAAGGTCCCCTTTGCTACAAGGAGCCCAGCATGGAAGGATGGGGTTGTTTCATTCTTATTCTTGTGCTGGCGGGATGGGGTCTGGACAGACATCTGCGTCTGCGCGACGTTGAAATCGAACTCAAGGATTATCTCGGAGACTTGCTCGTAGCTAGGGACGCTGCTTTGGACAAAATCTGCGCGTGCTGCTCTCAGAATAGAGTTCTCCAATTCAAGGCGTTAATTCGCCGACACTTCAAGCTTTGAAAGAAATCGAATGGCTACAAGCGTAATCAAATCTCGTGTCGCCCAAAATATTGGCTCCATATCAGCCATCAATACTCCTTTACCTTTTGGTTTGGCTGATACATCTCAGACCTACACTGGAAGAGTGACTATAACTGGTGGCTCTACTGGTGCCGTCACCGGACCTACCTATGTCCTAGAGGGCAGCATCGACAACGGTCTAACCTGGTTCTTGATTCCAGCCAATAGCACCCAACCAATTACCATATCCGGTCAATTAACCGGAGACACGGCACCTTTGTTTGCCAACCAATACAACGTGTCCGGACTAGGCGGAGCGTTGTTTCATTTTGGCCTCAGCGCGGGGACTGGTATTACGGCTATCCCTGTTTGGGTGATGGTGGGATAACGAGCAGACAAGATTCAGTTTTTGGTTTTCAGAATTCCACGCCGTAAAATTGGAAATAAGACAGCATCAAGTAGTCCCTTATCCGGGACGGAAAGTTTTACAATGGCAAAAGAATCTCACGGCAGTTCCCGAGCAAAATCTGTTCTGGGTGGGCACGGCAGCAAATCGAGGTCCAAGTCGAAGGGCAAGAAACCTCACGAGCTTCACATACGTGCGGGCAAGTCCGGAGGCCACATTGTCCGGCATAGTTTCAAGCCCGACGCCGACACCGGTGAATCGCAAGAAGACGAAGAACACGTCCTTCCAGATCAAGCTTCGATGCTTCAGCACGTAGCTGATAATACCGACAACAATCCAGCCCCCGCCCCTGCGCCCGACCCCGCAGCAGCAGCAGCCGGACCAACACCAGCACCAGCACCAGCCGGACCGCAAGCAGCACCTCCGGGGATGTAATTTAGGAGATTTCGATGTCGGGATTTTGGAACATGATCGGTCAAAATTTATTGACGCACGCCGAAGCTTACGGAGTTAGCGCAATCGCGCTCCTGATCGCTGGGGCAAAATGTATGCCGAAACCCGGCTCTCCCTTTAGTCTGCTTACTATTTACACTTGGCTGTATGACACAGTTCAGGCTGTAATTCCGGTTCCCCGCAACAGCCAATCGGGCAACGGTCTCACCCAATCTAGCAACGGAACTTTGAACGGTGTTCCGATCCCTATTCAGCCGGTATTCCCGGCCCCCACAGACACAGCAACAAAGTAACCAAGGAGATTCAAATGGCTAGTTTTAGTTCAATTCTTTCCGGCATAGGCAACGGTCTGAAGAAGTTCTTCGGAGTTGCTCTTACCGTGGCACAGGCAGCGGAACCGATTGTCGATGTTGCCCTACCCGGTATCGCCACTCTTTACAACCTAACCGTTAACGAAGTGGTCAAGGCTGAAGCGGCTGCTATCGCTGCCGGTCAACAGAGCGGTACCGGGGCTCAGAAGCTAGCCTTGGTTCTTCAAGCCATTACCCCGGCATTCCAAGAGTACGCAGCGGCAACCGGTGTACCATCAGCCTCTGAAGCAGCCACGATCACCAACTGGATCAACGGAGTAGTAGCTACTCTGAACGCGATCCCGTCAAGCCCTACCACAACGGCCTAACCAAATGGCGTTTTTCCGCATAAGATTCATTACTGAAAAAGGGTTTGTGTCTTGGGCAATTCGACAAGTTACTTTCTCTGAATTTAGTCATGCGGAAATAGTCAGCGAAGATCAGACAACCTACATAGGTGCCCATTCCGATGGCGGCGTTCAAGAAAGGCCAGCTAACTACTGTTCTCCGACCTTTGAACGTCGCTACGCTATACCCTGTACGGACGATCAGCTAAAACAGATTATGGCCTATGCTAGATCAAAGATAGGGACACGGTACAATTTCAAAGATATTGTGGGGTTGTTTTTTCACCACAACCTAACCACCAAGGGACGGGTAATCTGCTCCATGTTTGTACATCAGGCAGCGTGGAAGGGTGGTTTGGAAATGCTGAATGTTCTTCCCGATTACGCCAATCTAGTAACTCCGGATAGTCTTCATCTAAGTCCGCTGTTGATAGGCCGGTGTTATTACGAATCTCAGTATCCCAAATAAACCATGACACTAGAATCTCTCGAAAGAATCCGATTCTTCGTCAGTCAAACTCGAATAGAGTTTCTGACCGCCGCTAACAATTCTCGGCTGAACGGCTATAAAGAAGTCGCTGCTCTGAGCGAGAACAAAGCACAACTGGCACAATTGATCCTAGACGATCTTGCGAGGGAACATGCCTGACAAAAAGCCTACGACGAAAGCTGGAAAGAAAGCGGCAGTTAAGACCACAATGGACGAGTGGAAATCCGGAACTCTTCATTCCGGGTCGAAGAAGGGTCCGAAGGTAACCAACCAAAAGCAAGCAATTGCTATCGCTCTTAGTCAGTCCGGTCAGTCCAGGAAACGAAAGAAATAACAACTCTCGCCCCGCCGGAACGACTGCCTACGGGGTTGAGGCAGCAGACCCGGGAACTCATGCTCGGCGCGGAAAGAAAAGCGGTTCCTACGCTCCTTCGGGATGCAGAAGGCACGACGGGGCGAAACCCCAATTCCGAATAATGGACAAGTGCTGTGATTTGTGGTACAATATATAAATGACCAAGATTTGTTCAAAATGTGGGGCTGAGAAGGACGAAAGTTGCTTCTCCAAAGACAAGCAGAAGAAAGACGGCCTATATCCCTCTTGTAAGGATTGCGTAAGCGTCTACAATAAGGAATACAACCGTCGCCCCGGAATAGCCGAAAAGAAGGCCGGGGTTTGGGCCACTTGGAAAGCAGAAAACCCCGAGCGTTTAGAAGAAGCCAAGAAACTGTGGATAAAGGAAAACAGAGATCATATTCGAATTTCCCACAGACAACTTATGGCAAGACAGAGACTGGCCGACCCCAACATGAAGCTAGGCGAGAATCTTCGTACTAGACTGAATATGGCCGTGGAAAACGGGTCTAAGCGTGGATCAGCAGTTCGAGACCTCGGCTGCACGATTTCCGAACTCCGTGTTCATCTCGAATCGAAATTCCAACCAGGCATGTCTTGGAGAAACTATGGCAAAGGTCGTGGCAAATGGCACATAGACCATATAATGCCTTTGTGTGTTTTTGATCTCACCGACCGGCAACACGTTGTATTGGCTTGCCACTATCTAAACCTCCAACCTCTTTGGTCCAAAGACAACTTACGGAAACTCAGCCTTGACCTCGAACTTCGACGATCTTATAAAAGAGTATCAGAGTCCGGAATCAATTCCGAATGATGCGCTCTATGACTTTTTAGTAGAAAATAAACAGAATCTTCTGAATGTTGCCAAGCTTGGCGTAGATCACATCCCTACTTCGATGTTGGGAATCGAAGTACGTCGGCGCTGTATTTTCGACATAAAATGGCTCGCTAAATACTTTCTTTGGGACGTAATTTCCCTTAGCACTACCGGAAACATCGGACCGGTTGAGAAGAATATTTTTCTTGACCCGGTATATGATGTAGTGTTCGATATGTATGTTTCCAAAAACCCCGCATTTCCTATCCCAGAGTTAAGTCCCGTTAAAACTAGGGTGTTGTTGTGGCCTCGCGGTTGTGCAAAATCTTGGTCCGATCACATAGACACAGTCCAATGGGTAATAACCTACCCCTATATCCGGATTCTCTATCTTACCGCAGAGGCTAGCTTAGCCTCCGGCTTCGTGTCGGAGGTCAAGGCGTTCTTTACCCTTCGAGAAGATGAACCAACTTTCATGAACTTGTTCTGGCCTGAGATGTGCTGTCTCGAAAAGGATATGAGAAAAGGCAACGTCTTTACTTGCCCGGTGTGGACCCGCAAAAAGGTTAGGCGCAAAGAAGCCACGGTTACCGCATCTTCGGTTGGAAAGACCAAATCTGGCCAGCACTACGAAGTCATCAAAGCGGACGACGCTGTGTCGGACAAGAACTCGGAAACAGAAACTCAATGTGTCAGTGTTTCTGAAAAACTTGACCTTGTTGAGAATCTTCTTGTTCCGGGAGGAGACGGGTACTTCCTACAATTTGTAGGAACCCGGTATCACGAACTAGATCATTACGGAAAACTGGTTGACAAGTTCCAGACGAACGGAGAAATCGAGGTCTCTCAAGAAGGAGTAAACTGGAAGAAGCTTCACAACAAAACCTTCAACGTAGACATCGTTATCGGGAAAGCTTGTCAGATCAAGCCGGAAGTTGCCGAGAGGTTATCAAGAGAGGGAAGACCGGTTAATTATCAAGAAGCCGGGGCCGAAGGCTGTACCCTCCTCGTTCCTAATCTAATATCGTATTCTTTCTTCGTCGGAAAGTTCACCAAGAACGAACGGGTAACAGAAGGCCAACTCAATCAAAACCCCACGACATCGGGGAACGTAGAATTTAGCCGAGCGATTATGTCTAGGGCTGTTGTCCCTTACCAAATGTTGCCTCGATCCGGACCCTGTTGTCAGTTTTGGGATTTTGCTTTTAGCAAGAAGAAAGGTCGGGATTACTCAACCGGAGCGTCTATGATTTGGGGAGAAGAAGACGAATTATTTCCAGATGGAAAAAGAACAGGGAACAAGAGAACGGTTGGTTACGTTCGAAAAATAGTTAGAGACCGATTCAACCACTCAACTCTGGCGCAAGCTGTCGTCGATTTAGCTTTAGAAGAGCAACCTTGGGTTATTGGAATTGAAGATGCGGCTGGTTCTAGATTTTTAGAACCAACTATTATATCCGCAGCCCTTCGTACCCAAAACCCCAAAGTTATAGAACTTTGCTCTCATATAGATTGGGTTACCCCGGACAATCAAGTTGACGCAAAAAAGGTTCGGATGCGGTCGATGTATCCGTGGATCATTGAAGGGCGTCTCAAATTTCTTAACGCCTGCATGGCCCCCAAAGAACCGACCTTGGAAATATTCTATTCTGAATGGGAAAAGTGCCTCGTAAACCATCATCACGATGACATACCAGACGTAGTTTCTCAGATGCCCAATAGGTATGCTCCTAAAGCCACCCAAGCAATAGTAGAGAACAGCGTAAATATGTTCTCCTTTATGGATTACCGTGGATGGAGCCAAATCTACGAAAACGGGGTCAACCCGGATCAAGGTTCGGTATTCACACTCGGCCACGATGGAACTTTACAGCCCTTTCAGCGTACCCAAGCAACCAGATATACGCTCGGCGATGACGGAAGATTAGTTGCGCTGGATGAGCCCTATCCTATGCTTCGAGATGATTGGTCTCCCGAACCCGAAGTAAAAGCAGAAACACCTTATCAACTTCCGAACGTCCTGGGGATTGGAATTTTTGGATGAAACTAGAAATCCGAATCTTAGATGACAACGATCAGGTAGTAGCCGAATACAAAGGCGATCCGTGCCAACCCGGGCAGTGGAGGGCACAGCCAGGCAAAACGATCACAGGCAAAATGCCGAGTCAATCTGACAGTCCCAACACCGGTACTTACGAGTTATTCGGGTTTGTCTACCAACCGCAGTTACGAGTAGACCGGCCCAACGGATACACAGCACCGGTCCCGACCACCGGTCCGAATAACGGACAGATATCTTCCGGACCTTTCTCCGGGCTCCCTTCTTATTTTCAGAAACCATCAACACCAAAGTCTTCGTGGGGTCCGTTTTCCCCGACAGCAGCAACCGCGCCCAGTGCGCCAACTCAAACAAGAGGTTAATAACAAATGAATACCGACAGCAAAATGGGCGCTCTCATCTCGATGGGTGGGAATTTAGAAGACCCCCGCAACGCAAAAGCATCGGACTGGCCAAACGTAGGAGCATCAGGACCCGCCGGAGAATCCTCGGGCGCAGGCAAGCTCGTCGATCTGACCATGAACCAAGAAGGCCCTCGTCATTCTGAAGACTCCGGAGAAAACACTGCATCAGTTTGGGGCAAGGTCGAAGGCTTCACTGTAGCCAAGAACAAGGGCGAAGGCGGTATGGCTTCGACTGCGGTCAAGTGTGATTGGGCGGTGGATTTGTCCAGCGGGCAAACTATTCCCAACGCCGCTTTGGACGACAAATACTAAGTCCATTATTCGGACAACAAATCTGAACGCGAAGGTATAGATGGCCGTCCTCCCAGAACCAAAAATTTCGCCCCAAGCTGACATCACCCCGGAAGAAGCCAAAAGCTTCGTTAGTACCGGTGTATGGGGAGACGACCCAGCGGCCAAACTCGTCTGTCAGGATGCCGAAAGAGCGGAGAGGGGCGAAGCCAATCGCCAATGGATTATGGCGTGGCAATCAGCTTCTACGCTTTATCAGTCACCTTTTGCTCCGCGTTACTGGCCCGGTACCCAATCTGAAGCCGCTTCTATCAGCTTCTTCACGGTTGCTTGTTCTGTAAACGGAATCAATCCGCAGGCTCTGGCTGGGCTCTTTTACGAGAACCCGCCGTTCATGATTCAAGAAAGAGCGGGAACCACGGCACAAGCCGCACGGGCCGTATCAGCATTGCTTCAATATCAACTCGAAGATATCAATTTCAGAGAAGAGTTGAGGCTCGGATCGATGAACTGCCTGCTTTTTGGAACAGCGATGTTCCAAGAAGGCTGGGAAAAATTTACCCGCGAACGGTTGATAGTCAAGCGGAAGAATCCTTCGGCAAAAGTCCAAAGCGGCTTACCCGGAGTTCCTGCAAGCACCATCTCAGACGATGAGTTAGAAGAAGAAGTAATCGAAGAGGTCATAGACAGACCCACCTTCGAACACATCGTAAACTTGAGAGAAGTTCTGGTTGATCCGGGTCTGCAAGTTCCCGACATCCGCAAAGCGAAGTACGTTGTCCGCCGCCGGTACATGACGTGGGACGACTTGGACAAACTCCGTGACCGCGACGGCTACAACATTCCTTCTCGGGACAAACTGCTTGAACTATTTTTCCCCCCGCAAGAGCCGGTAGAGCCCGCACTGAACGAAGAAGGCGGACGCAATCCGCTGTGGGAAGCAAAAGGCGAACCACGTTGGGATTCAACCACGGCAGACCCGACTCAGCATCCTCTCGAAGTTTTGGAACGGTGGGACAACAAAACCTACATCGTGGTCCTTCAAAAGAAGGTCGTGATTTACAACGACCGGAATGTCTACGGTAAGATTCCGTTTCTGTCAATTGGTTGGTGGGATATCCCCGGGGCCTTTTGGTCTATGGGATTAGGTCGTACAATCGGAACTGAGCAAAGACTTCAGTCCGGTATAACAAATCTTGTTATAGACAACGCTTCTCTGAATCTGAACATGCCGATGGTTCGCGTACGGGGCAAATCAATCCCAACGCAGAACATAAGAATCGGTCCGGGTAAGATCATCGAGGTTGACGCCCAAGGGGACATGACCCCGTTGATGAGATCGGCACCTGTCCCCGAAGCCGGAGAGCTTCTTGCGATGTCGCAAGGCCGGGTAGACACAGTATCGGGCAACAACCCGATCACTTCCCAAGGTGCAGCCGGAGCAAGCGGCCACTCAAACCTCGCAAGGTCTTCTGCCGGAGCCCAGGGAATTCTCTCGGGAGCCAGCACCCCGATCTCAGAGTTCGTAGACAAGCTGGCTAACCAAGTTATCGTACCCTTTTTATACGATATGCAAGAGATGAATCGGTCGATGCTGCCGTTGAGTCAGTTGGACTACATCATGTCCTATGAATTGAAGCATGAGTATGTTACCACTGGTGGCGATCTAATTGACATCTTGAATGCAAGAGTCAAGTTTCAGATTCTGGCTGGTAGTAAAATGACTACCAGGCGGGCAATGGCCCAGAGCTTGCCTCTACTAACTCAGAACCTAGCCAACCCGTCTATTACAGAGCAACTTGGTCTGCAACAGATGAAGGTTGATTGGTTAGAGATCACAAGAATGTGGTTCCAAGCCGGAGAATGGCCAAACATGAAAGATGTGATTGTGCCGATGTCTCAGGACGAACAACAAAGACACCAAGCACAACAGCAAAGTAGTGCCCAGAACGTTAAGTTCCAACAGCAACAAGCATTGCTGGCTCAGAAGGCCCAGCAACAGGAGCAGCAAGCAGATGCAAATAATGTTGCGTTGGCCGCAAGGGAAGTGTTACGCGCTGGCTTCAAGAAAGCGGTAGAGCCTGAAGAGTTTACCGGAGATGTGAATACTTCCGGAAGCGGCTTCGGTGGTCTCTTGTAATGGAAGAAGAAAAACTCCAAAGAGAGCTTACCGATTTTATCATCCATCAGTCTTGGGAATGCACCAACGGAGTATTGTCGGAAGCCTTGATTTTTGACGCCATACAAATGGCCAGGAAATTTCACGGCATCCGACTTTCCCGGAAATACGAACACCAACCGTCCGAATAATGGACAACCCGTGGCCAAGGATTTTGGCTAGGAGACAGAATGAAGAAGTGGCTAAGAAGAAAATACCTTGAGCTAAAGGTAAAGATTTTTCAGACTAAAAACGAAGTACGGGCTGCTAGATTACCACTAGAAGATAGTCTAGATGATTATGCTGATGAGCAAATTCGGGCTTTGTTGATTGCTTCAAGCTTGTACAAAAAAGCCAAGAAAGACCCCGATGCCTTTGTTGAGAAATTCTTCTCTGCACAGATAAAGCCGATCAAACCCTTTGTCGATTCATGGTCCAAAGATTCTTGGGGAACATCCCTAAATTTCAGTTTTCTCAAAGAGGCAGATGAGCGGGAATCGGTTGTTTCCCCCGAACCCGAAGAAGAGTGGTTTGATGCTCCGGAGGATTACTAATGACCGGCTTCTACCAACCCCAACCAGATTCAACCCACAGCGGTTACAAGCAAACAAATCTCGACAACTTGTCCGACGAAGAGATTCAGAAATTGTTGAACCAATGTGGTGTTCGAGTTGCGCCTCAGCAAAAGCCACCAAAAAAAGGCTACGTTGACCTCGGCGCACAGATCGAGTATCTGAAATGACAGAAACTCTAACCGGTTTGCCCAACCCCGATCCTAGTGTTTCGCTCGAACAATTTGAAGAGCAACTAGACATCTTCGAGAAGGGCCGAGCGTTAAGCAGATTCGTAAATGACCACAACTGGTCCACTGTCGTTCAAGTCCTTCAGGACTACCGGGACGCCGCCCGTGACGCTCTTATTGCTTTACCTCCGGGAGACCCAAACGTCCTTTTGGCGCACGCAGCGGCTTCTGCCACCAACGAAGTGTTCAGATTGTTCCAAGAAGACATCGAACGTATCGTCGATTTCGCGCAACACCCGCCTCCGGAATTTGTATCAAGAATGCGCGGCGTAAGAGACTCACTTGACGTAGCGAAAGCTATGGAACAACAAGGCAACGAAAACAAAATTTATTAGTCCGAATAATGGACAACCATATCAATCTATTCAAGGAGAATAGTCATGGACCTAGTAGTAAACAACACCACACCTCCGGGTACGGAACGCACCTTTCTTTCCCCTCCCGATGCCACAACCCTTTCCACTCTGTATGCCGCCGATGTTTACGCTGCTCTTGGTTTCGGTCCAATCTACGAACGAGATGCGGCAACAATTGGCAAAGCTATTCTTCATACGGCAATGAACGCCTGTTTGAAGCACAGCAAGGGTGGGGTACCGGATGGAATCTAATTTCTTAATAGAATGAACAAAATTCCACGCTTCCGTGGAATTAAAACCTACCCGTCGGAGTGGATTACTCCGAGAGGAATGAAAACATGAGCAAACCAGTTGTAGATCAATGGCTATTAAACGCCGACGGAACACCCGATCCATTCGCCCAAGCAATTGACTTTGGGATGACCGCACAAGACGAAGTTAACCCCGATATTTTATTGGATGAGCACCAGGGGTTGGACCCGACCGTGATTCGTTCCCCACAACCGGAGGCACCGTCAGAACCGGTCGTCTCAGTTGAGCCCCCGCCGGAACCGGAAGGTCCGGAAGTATTCGACATCGGTGACGGAGCAACGGTAACCCGCACCAAGGAAAAAGGACAGTGGAAAGCTGTGCTCGATCCCGGCACCGGAGCTAACCCGGAAGTATTCTGGGGCAAGAACAAAGATGAGCTTCTCACTAATGTTCTGCGAGGCAAGCTCGAAGCGACCAAGAAGATTCGGGAGTTGAACAAGAAGGCCAAGTTGTCGGTTCCCTCGGCACCGAGACAAGTTCAGCAGACCCCGACACCTTCTGTCCGACAGTTAACAGCAGATGAGACGTTCGAAATTAAGTCGCTGTGGGAGTCTGACCCTTCCGCCGCCCTTGATCTGCTAATCAAGAAGCGGACAAATGTGACTCTCGAAGAGTTGGTTGGAAAAGCCCAGAAAGGCGACCAAGCCAACATGAACCTCGAAACCGAGGCCATCAGCAGAGAATTTTTACAACGGAATCCTGATTACTACCCGGATTTCGAAAACAAGAATTTCCAATCATTGATTAAGTGGTTGGCAAAGTTCAAACTCGGCAAGAACGCTACCGACCAAAACTCTCAGGAAATATTCTCTGAGCTTTGGTCAACCGGTAACTATTCTGTCGAAAATCTTGAGGAAGCGTTCCAAGACCTGACTGACGATGGATTGTTGGTCAAGCCGAGACTTCCCAAACCACCTACGCCGGTAGAGGTTCAACCAGAACCGGTACCTGCGCCAGCGCCCTCGAACCCACGGATTGTGAGTACGGAGACGCGCCCGCGAGCGGCAACAGGAATCACTAGAAGCGACGTAACACCCGTCGCAACTCCTGCACAGCCTGCTGCGCCCACAGACGACGACCTGAACGACCTTCCCGACGAACAAATCAGCGCATTGCTGCATGGAGTTCGAAAGTACAAGGCACAACAGGCCCGGCGCTCTTAACTAACATAAAGGAGTAAGCATGTCTTACTCTCCTGCATCAATCCTTACGAGCGGGGCGCTTCCGAACTTAGTGGCAATTCACTACGAGCGCGAAGCAGTTCCCAATCTTAAGGCGCAAACGCCTTTCCTTTCCATGACCAAGCAGCGTCCGCTGCCGTTGCGGCAAGGTAACCAGATTCAGTTCTACACCTATGCTCTCTTGGCTGCTAACCTCAACCAAGCGGCAGAAGGAACCGTAAACTCTCCTGCGGTTCTAAAATCTACCCAAATCCGTCAATATCTGTATGTACAAGCCGCGTAACTGTGGTATAATACAAATAGGCAAGACGGAGGAAAATTCTTTGCGAGACAATATTCACCCCAAACGCTGGGCTTTCTTAGCTGGTCTTATTGATGGCGACGGAAGTTTTTATGTTCGTTATGACGAGCGAGCGGGGTACCAGTGGTCTGTTAGCGTGTACTCAACATCGAGAAATCTGATGAATTGGTTAGTCGAGGTGTTCGACGGTCAGTTCCGAAAGATGCCAACAAAAGGCAACCGCAAACAGAAGTACGCTTGGTACTCGGGAAGCGAGAGCATCCCCAAGAATGTTGTTCCGTATCTCATTCTCAAGAAAAGTCAAGCAGAAGCCTCAATATTATTCTTCAACCTCGGTTCGGAAAAGAACCCAACTGCGAGAGAAGAATTGATGAGAGACATTCAAAATGCCAATGACTTTTATGTTCCAGCTAACAAACAAGATGTGCAAAACAGCAGGAAGAACCCAATAGAGCCAACTAAATTGGACTGGGCCTACCTTGCTGGACTATTCGACGCAGAAGGGTCCTTCGGGATTCAGAAGAAAAAGTCGGAAGGCAACGGAGCCTACACATCTTACGCACGAATTTCGAACACAGATAATCGAGTCTTTCTTTGGATCGTTCCCCGTTTCGGTGGGCGATTTTCGGTAACAGTTAAAAAGGAAGACAAAGACGAGGGAGCTTGGACTTTATCAGAAGCCCGAGGTCTTCGGGGACGCAAAGATCGAGAAATAAAACTCCTTTCCTTGGTTCCCTATCTTGTGATTAAGAAAGAACGTGCAACTCTGTTCATGGAGTGGGTCAAAAACAACCATACTTTGACCAGAGAACAAAAACTGGAATGTTTTCTGAGAATGAAGGCGCTTAACCAGCGCGGAATCTCCCCAGAGACTAATACGGTAGACTCGTCCGAATAATGGACGAGATGATAGAGTCCGACCCCCGCAGTGATGTGGGGAGTGAACCGATAGTGATATCGTGTTCCTAAACAAAAGTAAGGTTCGCCGATTTCCGAATCGAGCACCAAGATCGTTGCCACAATCGGGCAGTACGCCGATTTCATCAACAGTTCTGATCTTGCACTCGACGTTGCAATCGACGACCCGGGTTTGCTCCAGAATCTGGCAAACGAACTAAACTACAGACTCGCGCTAACCCTCAACTCCTTGGTCCAGATCACAGCGGACTCGGCAGTTGCGGTTGACTCGCTGGTCAACATCCAACTGGCCAACGGCTCGTACCTCACAGCGAACAACCTTCGTTCTGCGGTTCAGTCATTGGTATCAGTCAACGCACGGCCCCTCGTGAACAACAAATTCGGTGGCATTAAATATGGTGCCCTTGGTCGGTAACGGCCATTGATACGCGGCTAATTCGGCGAACGTCTCTAGTAGAAAACGCCGAGCCAAGCTGTACCCTTTTCGGATACAACTGACCCCGAAATGAGTACGGAAGGTGTAGAGAACTTACACCGCGCTCCTGTGATAAACCCTACACACTTATTAACAAGTGTAAAGGTTTTGACAGGATGAAGACAAGTTCCGACCTCTGCGGCGACGTAGAGAGCTAGATAGAAATACTCTAGCCCGTCCGAATAATGGACGAGTAACAGCAAGCATCCACCCGAACGTTGTCCGCGACGTTCTGAACGACACGTCTTACAATGGTCTAACCGACATTTTGAAGCGTGATCCGTCCATGAACTCGATGCTGTTTGAACTGCCTAAGAATGAAGATACCATTTCGTTCGCTGGCGTAACTTTCAAGCAGACGAGCACGGCCCCCACGGTGACCATCAGTGGGAACACGTCAAAATTGTAGGCGTCGTCAAGGCGAAATCCTTGACTAGAAAATCTTCTCTAATTGGCTTGAACCCTGTGACGGGAACAAGGCGGAAGCCGAAAGGCACCGTGAGAGACTAAACGAGAAGACACCCTTCGGGGTGATGCGATAGTCCGTTCTCATGTGAAACGAAGCATGAGAGATACGCAGAAATGACGTATCCCGTTCGTTCCGAACGAGTAACAGTCAAGATTACAATACGTATATCTTTGGAGATGACGCTATATTCTCGGTCTTCCTCGGAAAAAATCCTGAGGACGGGTCTAAGAACTATGGAATCAGTAGCTTAGGAGAGTAATCTCCTTCGATCACGTCGTAAATTCGGTGGATAACTCTTCGGAGTCAATACCGAGCCAAGCCCGAGCAATCGGGAAGGTGTAGAGACTAGAGACGACGCCCCTCTGCGGAGGGTGATGGTATAGTCCGGACTGCATGGTGACATGCAGAGTTGAGCAGAAATGACTCAACCCGTTCGTTCCGAACGAGTAACACTGTCGAAGCTGTTTATCCAAAGCGCCCCTGAACAAGGCAGCGTTTCGGACCCCGCACGCCAAATTGGCGGATGGGTTTCCTACAACGTGCGTTACACAAACACTCTGCGTCCGGGCAGCACGATGACGCTAAGACGTTTGCAATCAGAGACATCCAGCTCGTAGGATTTTTCTGAAAAATAATTCGAAATTCTTTACACAAGCCGCAAAATTTGTGGTATAATGTACTTGAGTTCGAATTCAGGGTAAGGGGCGGTGCTGACTCATCGCCCCGAAACCTCATAGTCAGATGAGGACAACATGGAAGATTTTACAGGAATTACATTCAACTACCTAACCGGAGTCCGCGCAACAGATAAGCGGAAATGTGGCAACACGGTTTGGGTTTGGAAATGCCAATGCGGAAACGAGACAGAGGTCCGATCTGCTTTGGTTAAAAACGGCCACACCAAAAGTTGTGGGTGCTACAAAGAAACCCAAACAGATATTTTGAAGACGTGTAGATTCTGCGGAGAGACAAGTTATCGCAGAACTCAAAACGGAGCGCGTTCCTCCGTTTGCGAGAAGTGCTTCAACAAACAGGGCGCTAAGAGTCGGGACCCGATTCTCGTGATGCTCTCAGCGGCGAGGGCCAGAGCTAAGAAAGCCGGGGTTGCCTACTCCCTCACGAAAGAAGAGGTTGAGGTGCCGGAGTATTGTCCGATTCTTGGTATCAAGTTAGAACAGGGAACAGTTAAAGAAAGAGACAACTCTCCAAGCCTAGATCGCATCAAATCAGAGTTGGGGTACATCCCGGGGAACGTTGCCGTGATATCGTTCAAAGCCAACCGGATAAAGAATCATGGAACGGCAGAGCAGCACCGCCGTATAGCCGATTGGATGGACGCCCAAACCCAATCGACCGAAGAGTTTAGCGTGATTGATCCTGAACTTATCGAATTGGGCCGGGTGCTTGGAGATAGATTGATCGCTTCGACTAAACAAGCGATAGAGGAAGCGGTAACAGGAACAACATTGCTTCCGGTCGATTCCTACATTGATAAGAATCCTTGGATTGTTCCGGTAAGTATTCCCCAAACCAAGGAGGCCGAGAATGCCGAGACTGTGTAAACATTGCGGTCGAGACTTGGACACTTTAACGAAATGGGAAGACGTGGCTCATTGTACTCCAGATGGTTTCGGTTGTACGGGCGATCTAACGGGGACCGGGAAACATTTGGTAGAGCTTCACAACAAGAGACTTCGAGAAATACGGTCGAAGGAGCCAGCGAATGCCTGCCGATCAATATCTTAGCTGCAAGGTCGAAGGCGACGAATTAGTAATTCGGATCGGGATCGACACTCTTGCGTTTGCAACCGACAACAGCGACCTGTTCGACCCTTTCGATATCGACCGAAATATTTTCGTTCAAAAGTGGAAGGTTATTGACAGCCGTGGTTGGGCCCAAGACATCGTCCACGAAATAAACGACGAAGATGAAGTTGGCGGGTCTCCCTTAATCTATTTTCTCGACAAGATGTCTGAAGCTGCTTTGGACCAAGGAAGCACAAGCATTTGGGATTCTGAAAACGATGATTGACTTCAAAGACATCGTCATCGGCTCCTATGCCGACTACTACATCGAATGGGACGGTATGGTTGAGAGCGGACCGGGATGTATGGAACGTATGCAAGCCAGAATCGACGCTCTGCCGGAAGGACACCCAAGCAAGGTGCAGTTGATACCCAAGGAATCCGAATAATGGACGACCTCGACAAATACAAACTTGCCACCCAAAAACTTCTGTTTCTGATTGGTCTGTGGCTCAAAGAAGATTGTGGTTGTACCTGCTCTCAATGTAAAGAACTTCTTGAGGAAGCCGAAGAGCTTTTGAAGAAAGATGGTTGATCCCGAAATCCAACCACCCGGTAGTTGCTGCAAGTGTGGTAAAATAAGGGAACACGCTGTCTGCTGGAACTGCGGCCACGTTGGAGCAAGCTGTAAAATCTGCACGAACAAAGGAGAACCAATGCCAGTATCACCAGCAGGAGTATCCACCGGTTCCGGATTAGCTACGACGACGGCTACGTTCTATGGAGCCAAGAAACCGAAGCCGAAGAAAAAGAAGGTAGCGAAGAAGGGTAAATGAGCCGCTTCCGTGAATACGCTTTGGACGATGACGATTTAATCGCCGAAGGCCGCTTGTCCGGAAAAGAGTTGGACGACGCGGTTAAGAAATGGAAACAACTTAGGCCGGACCCAGAGGAAACCGAACCGGAGGAACGCTCGATATGACCAGAACGGATGTAATTGGAATCGCAGCGATTTTGTTCTACGTCGCTATCATTGCCTTTGGGATTTGGAGAGCGGCTAAAGCGAAAGGGCCGAAATGACCCTGGTAATTTATGACAGATTTCCATACCGTTCTTGGATCACCAAACCCGAGGATTGACGTGTCATCAAGTTGTCCGGCGATAGAGTCGGATACGTTGAGGCGAAAAGCCTCTAACCACAACCGTCCATTATCTGGACACAACCGACTGAGTTTAAGCAACGAGCACCTACTCAGTGTGCTGTTCAAGGAGAACAAATGATGTTTTCACAGGGATTCACAGCGTCTTTGAAGGTCGGGGGTAAAATCCTCCGTGAAACCAACGGTACCGTTTCGTTGCCGTTCAACTCAGAGTATTCGGTACTTCTGAAGAACAAGTTATCCCGCCGGGCGATGGTCAAGGTTGAGGTAGACGGCCAAGATGCCACAGACGGAACCAAACTGATCCTGCCCGCAAACGGATCGATAGACCTCGAACGGTTTATCAAAAACGGTAACCTCAAAGCAGGAAACAAATTCAAGTTCATCGAGCGGACTTCGAAGATAGAAGACCACCGTGGAATCAAAGAAGACGACGGGTTGATCCGAGCCGAGTTCTGGGCCGAGAAGGAAGTTGTAGACGTTCCGGAAATTCGTCGGCACTATTACGACGAATGGTACCCGGTTCGCAGAGGCTATCCTCACTGGGATTATTACTATCCGTATTGGCCTTCACAGCCGCAGATTTTGTGTAATACTACCACAACCAGTGGGTTAGGCGGACAGTACAACGTTTCCGGCGGGTCGGTTGGTAACATCCAAAGCGGTTCGAGACAGATGGTGGCTATGAACTGCTCTCAGGGGGCGGCTTCCGGGGGTAGACTTCTACGGTCGGCAAGCGCCAAGATGTCGGCTGACTTTGACAGTTCGTTACAGATCAGCGAAGCAAGTTTGAATGATGCCGGTATCACCGTCCCGGGCTCAAAGAGTGATCAGCAGTTCCAAAGCTCGTACGGATTCCAAACAGAGTCAAACAGTCACGTTATCGTGTTGCAACTAAAGGGTTTCGTTGGCGATAAGCCGGTCGTTACCCCGGTAACGGTAGATCGTAAACCTGTTTGCCCGACTTGCGGAACCGTGAACAAGCCGCAAAATAAATTCTGCAAAGAATGCGGTACGGGCTTGCAATTGATCTAAAGTGTGGTATAATGTACTTGGGTCCGGAACAAGGTGTGGTAAGACAGACCCTCTAAACGTCCTGTGCCACAGTCTCTGGCGAGCTTGAGGAAGAAGCACGTTGACCTTATGCGGTATTCCAAAGGGAAATCCGCAATGAGTTTTAGTTTTCGCCGCTTATAGGGCTGACAAAGGGAATCGGGCCTTCAATCCGGTACCTACAAATCAGCCGCTCTTGAAGGGGGAAATCGGGAGACGATCTGCTCTCGACGGCGAATTAAGTTTGACAGTGACGGGTTGCGTCGGCGCATCCCTTAACGGCTGACCGAATACTTCGGGATAGCTGGTTTCAAGGATGACCCCTAAAGCGATTCCACGACCAGCGAGAGATGCCGGTTGAACAGTTGGGTCGATGACAGGCAGGAAAGACTGCTTGGTGCCCCCAGTTATTGGGGCTGACAGCCGGGAAAGACCGGCACAAATTCGTCCGAATAATGGACAAGGAGAAGGCATGGCATCGAAACACCCGGGATTTGCAAAGGTCCAAAGTAAGATCGCAGGAGAAGGATACAGCAAAAAAGCGGCTGGAGCGATCCTAGCAAGCGCAACACGTAAGGCAAGCGACTCGGCGAAAGCAAAGAACCCGAAACTCAAGAAAGTGAAGTAGAGTGGAGGAATCTCTTCCAATTCACCACAGCAGTCAGATTCACTGGGCAACGTACGACCCGGAAACCCAACTGCTGAAACTCAAACTGAACGACCGAAGAGATCACGGGTACTCCCCGGTCCCCGAAGACGTTGTCCGCAAGCTCGTCAAAGCAAAAAGTCATGGAGATTTCTTCCATGCAAACATCAGAAACAACACAAATTACCGTTACCACGGAAAGGTAGAATAATGAAAGTATCAGGAATCTTAGCGATACTGTTCGCAACGACCGCTTTTGCCCAAACTCCCGCGCCTAAGCCGCCGGACCAACCGAAGACCGCCGAAGTCCAAATCAAGGATACTCCGGCTTCGCAAGCGTTGATTAAGTTTTCAAACGAGCAAACAGCCGACCAAGCCGCGTTTGACACGAAAGTCAAGCAAGCCGAATTTACCTTGGATCAGAGCAACAAAACCTTGAAGGACCAGATCACCGCCGCGAACAAGGACCTTCTGGACAAGCTAAAAGCCGACAAGAAATATAAGCCGCTGCTCGACAACATCGACAACCTGAACACACAGTTGAACACCGACGGTCAGAAAATCAGAGATGATTTTTCAAAAGACGCCGGGCCTCTTCAACAGAAATTGAACTTCGAGGCGGACGAAGTCAAGGCGCTAGTTCCCGTTGTCCGCCAAGAAAACGGTTTACCGGATACGGCAACGTTTGATTCAGCTACCGGCAAGTGGACAGTTCCACCAACGAAATAAGTTCGGCTCGGTGCTTAACCTCCTTTCCGCCGAGTCACCGGGGGCAGACGAACACCTCCTTCTAACCTGCCCCCGGAGTAATTGAAAGGCACAAAATGCCACAATGGTTAAACCCTTCCTCCCCAGCGACACGGCAAGACATCGCTAATCTCACAACCGAAATTCAACATCTCCGAAAGGATATACACGAACTCATGGCAACCACAGCATCAGGACTAGCAGCACTTCAGGCAGCAGACGCACAACTCGACACCGATATCGCAGCCAACACCGCAGCCGTACAAGCGGCAGTTGCTCAACAGACCGCACTCTCCGCACAGATCGCAACGCTGACTCAGGAACTCTCGACAGCAACCGCTGGTGATCCTGACTCCGCCGTAGCAACCGTCGCAGCAGACCTCGCCAAGGTGTCCGCTTCTCTCGAAGCCAACACAGCGGCATTAACTGCGGCTGTTACACCGGCACCGGCTGCTTCAACTCCAGCAGCTTCGTAATCAACACCCGGGTATTGATTCGATCAAAGTCAATACCCACAGTTTGTCCAGATAATGGACGTTAGCAGGCTGCTTTCCAACAAAGAGTCGATCCGAAGATTTACTAGCCCTAAGTCTTCGAGGAGATTATCTCGGCTGGTTGGTTGATCCGGTGTACCGGGTTGATGACGATCTCATCAGCATAAGGTCTAGGAGCAACTGACCGGGCAAGGTCGGTGTAATATCGGAGAAGGATTGCAGCCTGCACCCTTACATTAAATCCGTCCGAATAGTGGACCAAGGAACTCATGCCAATCGACCCGCTCGACAGCACCAATCTTACCAAGAACTTCCCAGACGCGGCCCTCCTAGACATTGCCCGCAACGGGTCAGCACAGCGAGACTACCGGTTGCTGGCCGTCGAAATTCTCCAAGCCCGCAAGTCTGAAAAACTCAAGCACCCCGACATCCAAGAGTTAGTCCAAGAACTTGAGATCGAGTTGGAAGGGATTGTGTTTGAGCATCCGGCCCCGGGACCCGGCGCGTTGAAGGCTGGTGTGACAACGAGGACGTTGTACGGAACTCCGGAGCAACAGTTCACGGGGTTTGACGGCGTAGACATTGTTGATTTTGTGGAGGACGACCCGATTGACCTTCCGCCGACAGAACCCGCGCCGGTACCGACCGAGCCCAATCCGAAGGACGAACCCGATGCCACCTAATGACGATTGCGTTGCCGTTTATGTAGTCCGTCACGGGCAAACGGTTTTGAACAAGGACAAACGGTTTCGTGGAAACGCCAACCCGGAACTCGACGCAACCGGAATCAAACAAGCTCATAAATTAGCCGAACTCTTCTCTTCGAAACAAATCTCCCACATATTCTGTTCTGATAAGGTTAGGTCTGTCAAGACCGCCCAAGTTATCGCCCAAGCCAAAGGCTGTGTAATTCACCCTTCCGAGGGTCTACGAGCTTTAGATGTTGGAAAGTTCTCCGGGGAGAAACGCACCAAAGAATCTGAGGGAGAGCTTCAAAAGTATCTGGACAACCCCGAAACACAAATTCCCGGCGGAGAATCTCTACAAGACTTCAGAAACCGGATCAGACCTTGTCTGCAAGCCGCTGTTGATGTATTTACTAAGTGTGGCGCTCCTCCTGTTCTAGTGGCCCACAGCAGCGTCGTTCATGAATGCGGCAACATCATCTATGGAGATCATAAAAAGATTCTTGTAGAGCCGGGCGGAGCAATCGCCATATACGTCAAGGATGGCAAGCTCGGAGCAGAACCAATCTTCAGACCTCTTACTACCTCGCCGGGAACTGAGGCCGGGGCAATCACGTAACACCCCGCTCGTCGGGCGTAACCCAAAAACCAAACAAAGGAATTCACAATGAGTAATCCATCGACCGTATCAGGTTTCGTGGGCGCAGGCTCGACACGGAACACATGGCCGTTGCAGACTGTTGCTGCAACTGCTGAAACCATTCTAAAGATCGGAACCGACGCCGGTTCGTCTAACTTCTTCTTGGTTGCCCCAACCGGTGGCCAGATTTACGGAGCCCAGACCGGTCTTGACGTAAACGCCAACGCCGCAATTACAGGCACTTCGGGTCGTGAGTATGGCACCCCCAACGGTGAAACGGATGATCTGTTCTCGTCCTCATCTTGGAGCGGCCATCCGTTCAAGGTCCGCATCGTAGGAACCGGAACAGCCGGTCACAATGCCGGTCAGACGCTGGTCTTCAACTTGTATCAGGGTACATCTGCTACCTTGGGATCGGACAAGATCATCGGGACTACCGGCTCGGCTTACGCCATCGCGGCGGGCGCTTCGAACGTTGCCTTTGACTTCATGATTGAAGCTACTTTGAACTGGAACGCAACGTCTCAGGTGCTGTCCGGGTCGTACACCTCGAATGTAGCAGGTGGAACTACTTCTCAGTTTACCACACCAACCGTTATCACAAACGTTGTGACCGCCGTAACCGCTGCCAACCTGTCGTTCTTGGCTACCGTTACTTTGGGCAACGCGGCTTCTTCTACCGTGCAGGTGACGGAATTCGTGATCGACAAGCTGTAATCAACCGAGTTTCCGGTCTCGACAAAACCGGGAAATTCTGTCCGAATAATGGACTAAGGAATTTATGAGAATCATTGTAAGTGCCGACGAAGACTCGGGCAAGCTCGATCAAAACGGCGTAATCGGGTACGTCATAGTTGCAGTAGCTTTGACTGATGACGACGGTCTGGACGTAAATCGATACTTTCACGTACAGAACACAACACCGGAAAACAATCAGATAGTTACGGACTTCCTGAAACAAGCTGACGCAAAGTTGGCCGAATTGTTTCCGAAGGACGAGGTACCAGAAACCAAAATCTGGGTTCCTGAATGATCGTCGATGAATTTGACATCATTGACTACGAAGCCGGAGTTTCGGATGATATACTTGGGGCCGAATGTGCCGGATGCCGGAGACTCCTCACTTTCAAAGGGAATTTCTTTCCTAAGAATTCCGCATTCAAATCCGGGTATGGCCCGCTCTGCCACAGTTGCCTAAAACAGCCAATCCTTAGCATCGAAGAACACGCCCACCGTCTCTACGAGATGAACTACAACTCTGAAGGCACTCGCCGACAGAGGCACCCGGACCAAGAAGAGCTAAAGGAAACCCGTCCCGGTCGATCAATGGACTGCTCGCTATTCCTTCAGAAACTCCTGCACGTCTATCCTCTGCTTCACGTCAGACCCGGGGGCGTAAGAAACGACTTAGCCCTATACGCCACTTCCGGAATCAACAGACCCGAGTGGAACGGGCAGTCGTTCAAATACGTTGGATTCGCAACCCTCGGCATTATGCCTGAATACTCAACGTATGAATTCGATGAACACAGAGACATTTTGCTCCGGGTTCACGAAGTTGGATGGCGGTCAATTCTAATCCGCTTTATCGAAAACAACATCCTGACCGAAGAACAATGCTTGAAAGAATTCGGCCCCCCGTCTGGTGGCGTGAATTCTGTGTGGTACAAAAAACTGAACCAGCACCGCAACGCCAAGAAAATCTAAACCAACCCGCTCTCACGGATTGTGAGTAGGAGAATGAAATGTCACTCAAAGCCTTAAAA